CTTCCATTTGCTGTAGAGGTTCCTACTGAAGGTGTAATAGAAATTCCTGTTAAGTTAGCAGTCGTATTAATAGCAACACTTACTGTGCCTACTGCACTTGTACCTAAAGCTCCATTCTGCGTTTCAAATGTATTACCAACTTGGCTTGTTCCTGCCACTCCTGTTAGACTTACATCAACACCTTGCCCTTCAACAATAGTTACTGAACCAACTGCTGAAGTACCTGCTACTCCTGTTAAAGTTATTGAAACGTGTTGAGGAACAAAAACTGTACCTACTGCACTTGTACCAACAGCACCATTTTGAGTTTCAAATGTATTACCAACAGAACCTGTGGCGGCTACACCAACAGCATTTGCTGTTGAATCTGTTTCTATAGTTACTGTGCCAACTGTTGAAGTTCCTGCTACTCCTGTTAAAGTTACAGAATCATTGGGAATTGTAACTGTACCTACGGCTGAAGTACTTGAAACGCCTGTTAATGTAGTAGAAGTGTTAATTGCTACTGAAATAGAACCTACAGCACCACTCGCTTGTGGTAACGTAACATTAGTTCCCCAAGCACCTGTATTCCAAGTGCTTGAACCCCAACCTGCTATGGGTACAGTTATATTTACATCATCTCCCTCTGGTGTTCCGGGTGAACCAAATGCTCCTGCTGCAAAGGGAGAAGTACCAAACATTGATTAATCCTTTACCTTATACAAAGGGGCCATCACTTGTTAAAATAGTATGATTACTGCCTTTTGTTACTGTAACATTGTTTGAGCTACCATCACTTAATGTTGATCCACTATTTTCTTGAAACAATAATAAGGATGTTCCACTTACGGCTGTCAGGTTAGAAGAAGGTATTGTAAATCCGGCACTTGTATATAAAGCTGTACCTTTTATCACACGAAAATTACTTAATTTACCTTTGTCTGGATATGAACCACCTGTAGCATCACCAAATATTGTAGTATCTGTTCCACCTACAGAAACAGAATGACTTTTAGTATACGTTTCTGTACCATCTCTATATATTTTGATAGTGTTCCCATTTCTAACAAACGCATAGTGATACCAAGTATTTACATTAGCATCAGACGTTTCATATTGAAGACCTATATTAGATCCAAACAATCCCCATCTATAAGTACTAGTATTAGATTGAATTGTAACACCGTCAGCAAGGTTATATTGATGATTTAAAAGTGTTTGATAACTACTATTGGTACTCCACTTATAAAAAAATTCTATTGTAAAATCATTTGTTCCAAAATCGAAACCAGAATGACTTGCTAAAGTTGTTGTATCTGCATTCGCAAAATCTATACCACCTGCCACAGAAAAGGTTAACGTAAAATTTTGCACAGTTGTTGCAGCAGAAATGCCATCTGACATTGAAAATGTAAGGCTAAATGTGCCGGCATAAGAACTATTTGTAGTAGGGGTTATTTTAAAAAATCTATTAGTTGTGTTTGTACTAGCTGCTAATGCAGAGTAAGTTCCATCAGAAGTAGCTGAACTTGTTATTGCAGCTGTTGCTCCACCACCATTGGTTAATGAGCCAGTTGTTACTGCATAAGAATTTTGTAATGTAGTTCCTTCATCTACATCAGCTCCAACAAGTTCTATGCTTGTCGCAGTACCATTAGTAGCTAATGTGTTATTAGCACCAGTTGAAGGACTAGAAATAGTAGGACTTGTATTTACTGTGGCTACTTTGTACCATCCCCCACCATTGTAAATGTAAAGACCAGAATTTGCAGTTACAAAAGCTTGATCTCCCGTAACTGAGGAAGTAGCTGTCATTGCACTTATATCTGCATAAACTTTAGTAGCTCCAGAATTACTAGCTACAGCAGATTGTCCAGACGCTTGTGTTTCAAATTTAATCCCATGATCTGAACCTTTTGACAAAACGATTCTATTACTTGCATCTCCAATTGAAATACTGCCTACAACATTTACAACACTTTGATGATCTAAAGTAATTGCTCTTGAAGCAGGTAAAGTACAAAAAACATCTTTTGTTCCTGCTGAAAAATCAACTACATTATCACTATTAGAACTAGATATAACATTAGCATTTGTTCTACCCGATATAGTATCAGGAGATGCGTCATTAACTGTGCCTAAACCAATTTCAAATTCAGTAGTGGTTTGATGACTTATTGCATAATAGGTAGTATTACCATCTCCAATACCACTAACAAAAGTTTCAAATCCTGTTTCTGCACCCGCAAGACTTACATTTCCAGTGCCTGTAGTGGTCGTAGTTTCTTTAATTCTATCATTTAAAACATGAGCCACTATGCAATCCTTATGATTGCATTACTTGAATCTGCTGTTGGAAACACAATTTGAAAATCTCCAGAACTTGATGACTTATCACTACCAAAATCTAAAACTAAAACAGCATCCGTTGTTCCAGAACCACCCGCTGTTTGTGTGTTGTAAATAATAGCACCTCTTGCAGTAATGGTTGAAGAACCATAGGTTTTGTCTGCAAAATCAGTAAAAGCTGTTGTTCCAGATGAAGTTGGAGTCACATTAGTTAATGCTCCTCCTCCTGTAGTATAATCTCCAGAAGCTCCTGCTTCATTGTTATTGGAGTAATCCGTAACAGAACCGTTCATAGTTGAACCGCTACCGCCAAAACTTCCTTGCGTTGGTTCTGCACTATTTGTAAATAGTGCAAGTTTGTAAGTGTCTTGTCCATTTGTAAAATCGTGTTTGCCCTGAAGGAGTTCTACCTTAAAGGACGTACACATAAAGTTTCCACTAAAAGCCATATTATAATCTCCTTATTAGTTCGGCCAATTTTGGATGCCCTGCATCCATAATTGCATTGTACACAGTTGTTCTATCACTATTAATAGCTTCTTTCATGTAATATGCAACTACTCTTTCAATATCTTTAGCATAGGCTCTTGCTTGATCTCTCAAGACAGGATCTACATTATCAGATACAGATATTATTTTTCTAACACAATTCTCTGCTACTTCCTCTGGAGTAAAACCTCTGTTATTAGTTGTTTTAACACCAACAATTGGTCTGTCTTTTGGTAAATCCATCTTTAAACTAAACATTATTGCTTACCTCTAATAACCTTTCCAACTCTATATTCTTCTGTTGTTTCTTTTGCCTCACCCAACATCTTAAGTCCTACTAATGATTCTTGAAGTTTTTGATTATACATACCCATAACATCTTGCTCACCTTTCATAAAAGTATAAGCCTCTATTAAAGATGCATATAATAAAGATAACTCCGCATTAATACTTAACCAGGTTGTACCAGAATCAGACCCTGCTGTTAAACTTTGTGGTCTGTAAAAATAATGTAACTCGCCTGTGTAAGAAGCATCTGGAGTAGGAGCTATTAAAAAATTCTCAATATCAAACACACTATAATATTTTGGTGTTCCTTGTGTAGAACTATTAGGTGTATATGTTTGTAAAAAACTAGGATCTTTAAAATCAACAAAAACTTTATTTTCATCTGTTGATCTAAAGCTCAAAGAAAAAGGTGCTAAAAAATCAGAAGGACAAGTAAAGTATTGACTTCCTTGTACAATGGTTGCTGTAGCATTTTTTCTAAAAAGATTAAGTTGAACGTTCTTCAAAATACGTTCCTCTGCTAATCTAATAAATAAAGGAATATTCGTTACAAAGGTAGTTTCATTGTTTTCTGTATAGTCTTGTATAGCAGTTTTTAGTTGTAAATAAGTAAAGCTCATGGTGTGTTTGCTTGACCTCCCATGCCACTATGATTTGAACAATAATAATACAACGTGGGTGCTCCACCTGCAACTGTTATTTGTGTAGTGTAAGCAGAATCATCTTTCACAACACCTGTTGTATATTCGCTTCCACTATTATGTGTTCCATCCGATGTAGTAGAAAATCTAAATGGATGTGACGTAGCAGCCGACCAATCAAAAAGATATATACTGCCTTCAGATAAACTTAACGTAGGTTGTCTTACGCCATCTATATAATAACGATTCCCTCCACCGTAACTTGCTACTGTTACAATATATCTAGTAACATTTGAACTTACTGTTACAGAACCCACCGCAGAAGTTGAGGAAACACCTGTAACTGAAGAAGATACATCATCTTCATTTACAGAAATAGAACCTACACCAGAAGTTGCACCTACACCAGAAATATTAATAGCATCTGGATTACTAGAAGGATTAATTGTTACAGAGCCTACTTGACCTAAAGCTTCTGTATTACTTTTTGGAAAGTAAGGTTGCGTTGGACTGCCAACAGGATTGTATCCATAAGTAACATTTCTTTCGGCTTCAAGATTAGGTTCTGGCCGAGGATTTCTTAACGCTTGTGGGTCTGGAAAAGCTCTTGGTGGAAAAAGTTGAGGATGTTTTGGCTCAAACTCATCAGGTCCAACTAAGGAACCCGTCCATTCTTTTTTCATATCTCTTAATCGGTATCTTCTTCCCGATCTATCGGATATACCATAAGCTCTTTTTCCAGTAGCATACGCCATTATACTCTCAAGTAGTCTAAACTAGGTTGTAGTTTTAAAGGTGTTCTACCCTCATCTTCATCCGCTGCTCTTTGAAACTCTTCTTCATACACAGACTTTAACAACTGAAGTCTTTCTGGTGCTCTTTTCATACCAATGTAATAAGCTAATCCTGCAACCATACAAGGATAAAAACGAAAAGGCATATCGGTAGTGTTAACTAAAGTATCTGCATCTTCTATTCTTTGAACATAATAGTAAATTATTTGATCTGTAGAATTTTCTGGTACACTCCACAAATTAATAACAGGAGATATTTGTCTATCAAAGTAATATTGACTTGGCCTACCTTGCGTTGTTTTATTTGGTATTGTTGCATATTCTCCTCTACTAATTCTAGTTATTTCAAAATCAGTAGAGTCTCTTCGCAAAGTTACCTCTAGTAAATCTACTACAGTATCAGATAAAGTATAAGAAGAAGTTCCTTGTGTTAAAGCTTGTGTAGCTTGTTTAACTGTCCAAAGATTTAATCCTCTGTTGGCCCACTCTGCAAACATAAGATTTAAAGAACGTCTTGCTGTTTTTGCATCGTAACCAGTTCTTACTTGTAAGCCACATCTTTCATAGGCCTCTTCAATAACTTCAGCAACATCGAGGTTGAAATCTCTTGAACCAGAAGTAGTCATTAGAATATTCCTTTAAACATTTTTCCTGATACTTGAATTTCAGGAGTGCCTTGTATAACTCCTCCCTCTTTCATTCCTTTAACCATACCACCTTTTTTCATATAACCCATTTTGTTACGAACACCTGGTGGTAATTTAGCTAACCCAGGATTTTTACTTGCGTTTACTGGCTTTAGATTTTTTTTCATTTGTAGCTCCTTTTGGTCTTCCTCGTTTTCCTTTGTTCCTATCTACGTGAAAGGATTGTGGCACTTCCGTGCTTGCACCCCCACCCAGATATTTAGGGTCATCATTGTCTTTTCTTTTTATTCCTGGTAAAGCTGCAGCAATATCCAAAAAAAGACCTGATATAGACAATAATATTTTTCTAATAAAACTTATCATATTTTTAATCCTTTTCATAGTCTGCATATAAATTATCAAAAGTTGTTCTTGGGTCAAGATAACTATTGTGTATTTCTGCAGCATGAAGGTGCTGACTAGGNTTAAAGTCAGGTGGTCCTTCTCCTGTTTCCCATAAGGCAGGACTTGTGGCTCTAACTCTATTGTTAGGTAAAGCTACGATATTTCCTGTCCATTCTCCTGCATCAATTAACTGCAACACATGACTTTGCTTGTGTTGTGCAGGGTCATCTGCAATGTGACTATCTGTGTAATCAACAGTAAACAAATATTTACCCTGATAAAACTCACCATCAATCTTACATATCCAAGGCGAAGAACTTACTCTTTCCATATTAATAACAGAATGATAACGAGAACTACAATCCCAAGGTTGTACCAAGTGTGTTTCCATAAGTGTGGGCCACTCTTGTAGTGGTATATCTGCAACTAAAGCAGTAATAGGCATTCTGGCCCACATTGCACCACCATGAACTGTATCCTCGGGTTCTCCATCTGGTTCACATCCAGTAAACACAACTTGAAAACTTAAACATCTATCTGGTATCGTATTAACAGCAATCGCTAATCCATGTAGAAACTCTCCATGATAATCAAGATGATTACATGTAAACTCTCTCCGCACCCAACATTTAAAATGTGGAATGTTACTTATTAAATATGACATCAGGCTTTAGATATTTTCATACCCATTTGTTTAGCAGCTGCTCTAAGTTGTGGTAATGTCATTCCTACCTTACCACCATTACGCATACCCTTGGTCATTACCTTACCACCATTACGCATACCTTTGGTCATTACCTTACCACCATTACGCATACCTTTGGTTTTAACTTTACCACCATTACGCATACCTTTGGTTTTAACTTTACCACCATTACGCATACCTTTAGTCTTCATTTTACGACCCATCATTTTTTCTTTCTCCTTCTAACTGGTTTTACTCTTCTGGGTTTTCCTGCAGGTTGTCCGAGTTTGTTTTTTTGTCGGATCCTGGATCTTTTTTCACTTGCTGTGAGTTCTGATGCTGTTTTGGGAGTTTTAGAACTGACTTTCTTAGAGGGGCGACAATATGGAGTACCCCGTTTTTCACCCTTGCTACGGCCACATTTCTTCCCCGTTTTGACATCTTTCCAATCTTCCTTAAACCAACGTTTTAAAGCTAATCCTTCTTTTGTTTTTCTTACAGCCATTTTTTTATCCAGCTTTTTTATTCTTACTTCTAAGAAATTCTTTTGCTTTTTTTGCAATACTTGCTTGTCTGTTTTTACCTGCTACTTTAGCTCTTTGTTCAAGAACTGTCAAAATTTGTATTTTTCTCGCAAATGGTTTGTTAATTTTTTTAACTTTTCTAACTGTGTCTTGAGCATCTTTAACTGTTGCATACTTAATTCTAACAGTATCTTTTGGGTTTTCATCCGTGTAAAGTCTCCTTCCACTACCTTTTGGTTTTTTACCTGTTCCTACTTTTGGATCTTTTGACATTAAGCCATCTTCGTTATTTTTCTTCTACTTGAATCAACAGCACCACAACCTGCAGCAACAATACCACCTGGTTTAAATCCTTTGGGTGTAGGTCTTTTGGGATTATCTATTGCTGCGATAATACCACCTTCTGCTTTTTTAACTGTTTTCTTTTTTTTCTTTTTACCACCAGTTCCATAATTAGCGGCTCCTACCTTACGACATTTTGCGATTGCTCCGCTTGCGTAAGCTGAAGGGAATACTTTGTATCTTGCTTTTACCTTGTGATAACATGCGTCTTTTGGCATTAGTTTTCCTCCGTGAAGGTGATTTGATAATTTGTTTTCTCATTTGACTTCGGGATATAGCCAATTTGAATCTCCTCTAAACGTTCTGCTATGGTGCTTAGTTTAACTTCCATAACTTCAGTTCTCTTATCAACCTTAATAAGAGTTTGTGTAGTCCATGCACCCCATGTATAGAAAACAGTTCCTATTCCACCTATTGATAAAACAACAACTGATATACCTATTTGTTTTAACATTTCCATCTTCTCCTAGCTTGTCTAATCCTACTATTAGGATCATTTCTAGTTTTAGCAGAACTTCTTTTCAACTGTCCTAAAGATCTAGCACAATATGACTTTCTTCTTTTAGCATCTTTACTGCCTTTCTTTGGATTACCAGTAACGGCAGTTTTAAGTTTCGATCCGGGATTAGCTTTCCGATACGCACGAACACCTTTTTCTGTCATGCCAGCACCTTGTTTCGTAGGTCTATAGTTAGCACTTTTACCTTTAGTAGTCCTACGTATCGGTTTAGCTTTTCTTTTCTTTTCAGCCATTAGCCAAAGAAACCTGTAATAGAATCAATGTTTGTCAAAGTCACATGACATTCATCATCAAAAATTATCCCATGATCAGGAATAGTTATTTGATTATCATCTGAAGTATGAAATACCATTGACAACAATGTGCTACCACCACTTCCATTTTTAAACACAACAGCAGGAGAACCACTGCTAGATGTTTTAACATAGAAAGCTTTTAATCTTGTTCTGCCAGCTTGAAGTGTTCCTGTTGACGTAGCTGTTTTAGTAAATATTGAAGCAGCCATAATCTACTCCTTTACTATGCAGTTGGTGAATCAGAAGATATACCAAAGAATTTTAATGATAAAACTCCACCAGCACCAGCGGTTCCAGATATAACCACTTCAACTTCATCGGCTGTTTCAGTAGCGGCAGTTGTTGCACCACCAGACATACCTAATACACCATTACAAGGAAAGAATCCTTTAAAACCAGTAGAATTTATAGCTATAGATATACCATCAACAAAACCATCAGTATCAGCATCTGTTCCAATATCAACTAAATTAATGTTATTGGCTGTTGCACCTGTTACAGTAATAGCCACACCCATAGGAATAAAGTTAGAAGGTATACCAATAGAAGACTCTTTATGCTCCGTTCCTGACGCTGCAACTGTAATTGTTGCAGTATAAGTAGATAAAGTCATTTCATTAGTTAAAGCTCCAGTTGTGGAGTTCTTAATGATATTTTTAAACCCGTTTTCTGAACGGACGGGACCGTTAAAAGTTGTATTAGCCATTTATTTCTCCAATCTTTGTCTTGGCAAATGTCAACCACACCNTGTGATTGTCAAAGATAACTATAAGATATCATACTTTTNAAAAAAATAAAGGGCGAATAAATCGCCCTTTAAANTTTTTAAGTTAGTGTTGTTTAAGCACCTGGTGAACCAAAAACACAACGAGGNTCTGAAAAACCAAAAGAATATCTTTCTCTGGCTTTGTACCTCATGTTTCCAGTATCAAAGTCTGCTTCCATATTAGTGGATAAACCAAGACGCTCAAAGTGGATAAATCCTCTTGGCGCATCTGTTAAGATAAAGAACGCATCTGGATCTGTTAAGAAGTCATTAACAGCATAGCCGTTTGGTAACATCCCCATAGATCTTATTGCATTTGTATCGTTATCAGCTGTACCAACTCTAAGATTTGAAACCATTAATCTTTCAGCAATAAATTGTAACTGCCTTGGAATAATTAGTTTTAATCCTCTTAAAGCTACTTTCATGCCACGCTCATC